TAATAGTTTCTGAATAGTTTGTATTGAACGTTTTTCTTTGCCCTTCCAATGGAGCGTAACTAACAAGGTCGGACTGAAGTAAATTGTACTCCGTGTTTTCTACGTTAATATTACTCTTAGATGCTTTAAAGAAGAACTCCCTTTGCCACGCTCCGTAACGATTAATAAAGTCGCAGCACACAGGCTCATATTTACATTCTATCTTTGGTTTAAAAGTAGCTTCCCACAATACGTTATTACTTGCATCTAAAATCTGCGTAGTATTCCCGTTATCGTAATATACTGAATTTACTCTAAAGGTTGTTATAACTCCTGCCGTTGGTAAAGTTTGTGTAATCGTTGTACCTGTATTTAATTCAATGTGCCTTACTTTATTTCCACCCGAATTATACCAAGTAAAACTACCTGCTCTTTTTAAAGTATCTGTAGCTAAATCTGCGTTTGAATCATATAAATAGTAATACGTTTTTTGGTCTAATAAGTAAACACCTAAATCTGGGTTGTAACCCTCCGTGTATAATCCGTACCCATCAAATGCTTTATGTGTTACCGTATCAATTAAAATAAAACTTGTAGTTAGCTTCTTATATCTCTTTACCTGTACATTGCACCACTCCGTATTTATGGTTGTACCGTAATTGTTATAGTTGTTTTCAAACGATGCGTGCGTTATATATTCTTTTATGTACGGACTAATATTGTAAGTTGTTTTTGTAACCGTTGGCGCAGGTATAAGCTTGCTTAAAGTATACGTTGCTGAAGCTGGTACAGAAGCAGGTGACCCGTTCCATATTCTTAATTCTACTTTCGTTTCTATTTGCCCTGCTTCATCTATCTCTACTATAAATGGAGAACGTGCTGATATATTAGCCATTATTTAGGTTGTTTTATTATGTCGTTAAATAGTTTACTTGCTTCAAGTCCGTATTTATCTATTAACTCGTTTGGTAGGTTTTTGTATGCTGCCTCAAATGGCTTCGTGAAAAATAAACTCGGTTTAATTCCTTTAGAGTATATACTTCTGGTCATTAACCACGCAGTAGATTTGTAACTCATAAACTTACCGCTCTTTCTATCTTTGAATTGGATTCGTCTTTGTGTAACCCACTTCTCCATAGCTGCCGTTAAGCCGCCTTTCTTACCTGTACCGCTTCCAAATCTAAACGGAGATTGTGGTGCTTTACTTGCACTCTTCTTCCCTTTAACTCCTAAGTCCTGATACGCTCCGTACTCTTCCATACTAAAGTACATACCTATGGAATTAGGAAATACTTTTACTTCTCCTTCGATAGAGTTGTATAGCTTCTTACTAACGTTCTTATCCTTGTTCGTAAGGTTACGTTTAGCTTGTGCTATTATATGGTCTTTAAACCTATCTAAAGCCTTTTGTACTTCGTCTTTCTGCATCTTAACAGATACTCATTTCGTTTTTAACCAACACATCGAATGTCATTGTCCACCCTGCTAAAAGATTCTCAAAGCGTTCTGTGAATGGTTCGCAATTAGGAACACCATCTATCTGAAATAAATCCGTGTATAACGTGCCTCGTCTCATTACTTCATATACTCGTTGAAGAACTGCTAACTGAGTATTCAATACATCTTGTTCGTTATCGTTGCCTGTAAATACATCTGTAGTTTCGTCTTTTGATATATCGACAATATCCATTGCAATGATGCTTACGTTAAACCTCAACACGTTTTCCTCAAACGATGCCGAGTTAACCATAATGTGAGACAAAGGAAATATAGTCTGTTTAGCTAAGTCAACATTAAAGATGCTCCCCTCTGTAACTGAATTAACAAACGGAGAACTATTTAACTCCGTCTTTAACTTATCTATAATCGTGTAGAATCCTACCATTTTTGTTGTTGCTTTTTAATTTGTCTAATTTCTATTTCCGTCTTTTGCTTCTCAAATGTTAGTAAGGTCAAACACTTAACCAATGGTTCTCTGGTAACTGCGTCAAATCTTGTAACGTCTCCTTTAGCGAGTGCATATATGCTTTGATACCAACCCCATTGTTTTCCAAATTGAGATTGCTCTGAATAGTCGTTAAGTCCATCCCCTTCATCTCCTTCTCCAAATAGTCCATCAAAGCCGTCAACAATTCGCTTCCTAAAGTCCAAAAAAAAACCGATGCACCAAACACTACATTTAAAGGTGCATACTTCATTACTTCCGAATAGTTAGCAGTTCCGTTGTACTCTTCTATTTCGTATTTTTCTCCTTTACGCTTTGTGATAGGTCTATACATTGCTGCCATAGCTTTGTGCATCGTGTCCCAATCTGTTAGGTTACGTTCGATGTCGATATACTCACCCCAAGATATATTCTCTAAGTCAGGTACAAATCCAAACTCTAAATCTCCTATCTTAAATCTGTGTTCAAACTTTTGCTTTCCAGAAAACAATTTATTAAAGTGGCTAACCATATCAGAAATATCAGATGCTTTGATTTTTATAACATCCTTTAATTCTATGCCGCAAAATAACTCTATCATTTTCTCAGCTACAAACTCTTCATCATTTGAGTTCTCAGCTACCTTTCTGAATTCTTGGTAGTGCTTTAATGGAATCTCACTTAGTGATGTTGGTATAAGCAATTCTAACTTCATATTTTTATAACTTTTATTTATCCTTATTGTTATACATAACTGCAATGCTATACGCTTCGTTTAGCAGTACTATATCTTTGTGTAGCCTCATTGGGTTGTCAAAAGATATTTTTACCCTTACACGCTTTCTATCGTATATGTAGTCTTGAACTACGGCTATCATTTCCTCAACGGATGGCGTATGTCCCATAGCTATTGTTTAATCCTAAAGTTTCCATTTCGTGATAACGTAGCGCATCTATAATGTGGTCATTGCCACCTGCAGGTTTATTTAATCTCACTCCTGTTCTATCCGTATCCCAACAGTAGCTTCTAAGTTCTTTGATTAGATTAGTGCTGTCTGACGTTACTAAATACTCTTGGCGTTGCATTACATCTATTCCGTAATTTATTGAATCCTTTCCTTTCGTAACGCCTTTAATCGTTATTCCTTGCCTTCTTATTTCTTCTATACTTTTAGGCTCAGCACTATCAGCGTATACTACTACGTTTTTTTGTAGTTCTTTAGCGATGTCAGAATTAAGCATACCTGTGCGATATACTTTCTCTCTTACTATTCTTTGTCCGTTGTATTGATATATTTCCACTATCGCAGTAGGGTCAACTGAATAACCAAAGTCTAACCCTATGCCAATTAATCGTGCCTCAATCGGAATCGTGTCGATTATCTTCCAATTATTAAACACTACTCCTTCTAAGCTACCTACTAAACCAAGTCCGTAAACGTTCCACCAATTCCTCCAATACTCAGATGTCTTAGCTTTCTCTTTGTTCTTTTCTATTTGGTCTATTATTGATTGGTCTAAGGCTTCGTTATCCTTGTAGGTTAGAATTATGAAGTCGCTATCTGGTTCGTCTTTTAGTTCCGTGTGAACCCAAAACTCATTTGTTGGGTTAAAGTCTAAGTAAACCTCATTTTTAGTTCGGATAGCAAGTTCATTGTAGCTTTCAAAAGCGACATTGTCGCACTCGTTAATATATAGTATATCCCTACGAGCGCCCCGTAACTTAGAACTATCATCAGCCGAAAAGAATTCCATAACGCTGCCATTCGCAAATTCATATCTTAAAAGTGATTTATTAAAGTTTGCATCTATGTATCGATTAGTCCACCTCATAATCTTTAAGAAGTCTTTTAATGCACCTCTTCTTAAATGTGGTATTGTTTCAGCTACTATACTAATCTCAGTAGTATTCTTTAATGCTTTGTCTATTAATACCGCTAAAATAGAATACGTTTTCGAAGCAGACGTTCCACCTTGAATTATTTTAGTTCGTCTTTTTAAAGATAAAACTTTATTTGTTGCTGTAGTCCTCTGAAACATCTGGGAATAAAGGTATTTCAATATTATGCTGCTCTATCTGCTGAACAGGTGCGCCATATCCTGAATCCATCAAAGCCTTATACGCTGCTACATCTCCTTCACGTGCCTTTTTAATTAAAGCCAAAGTCATTAAATCTTCCTGAGACATTGTTTCGTTTTCGCCTGTCAAAGGATTCTTTAGGTTTTGATTAACTTCTAACCATTGCCGTGCTATTGTGCTTCTATTACGACTCCCTTTAGGTCTTCCGTTTTTTTCGGGTTGATATTCAGAACTAAATTTCTTTAGATTATCTTCTTTTGCCATAATCTCGTTTTATTCTCGTTATTTTAATTCAAAACTTGCGGTAACTCTATTTTCAGAGCCACTTGTTAAATTTCCAACATTACTTTTTAAATCACCTTTATGTGGAGTATTTCTTCCATAATGTGTACACGCCCATTCATTTGATTTTTTTAAAGCGTTTATTAAACTTGGTGCTGATGTAACTATATTAAATCTCCATTTATCTTTTTTATAAACTGTACCTACTGCATTTA